AAAGGATTTAATGTAGCAAAAACATTGCTTGGATTATCTTCTGTTTTTGTAAGTGTACCATTACCAACTTGAAAGTTATTACTATTACCAGATTGGTCTGCAACTGTAGCACCAGATAAATTGTTTCCATCTTTTAAAATAAAGAAACCATTAGTTCCATAAGTAACACTTGGAGAAGTATTTATTTTCCATTCTCCAGTTGTACTATCTGTTGAACCAAATGCTGATGCATCATAAGCAGTTCCATCAATCCAATGAAGATGAGACATTGAACCATTAAAGTATTCCGAACCATAATTCATTCTTCCTATATTAAACTGCGTTGTACTATTCCATCTAGTATCATCATTTAAAGCAGGGTCGGTAGAATTAGCCCAAGAAGTTTCTTGAACTCCATTTATATATAATTTAACTCTATCTGATGCAGTAGATTGTGTTGTGTCGATTGCCATAACAATATGATACCAAGCTGAAGTATCTCTAAATTTTCTATTAGTTCTTTTTTCATAAGTAGCTTCACCAGATTCTTTTAAAAATAATTCATCATTAGTATCAAACCAAATAAATGTTTCATTACTACCATCTACTGTTTGAGAAGCTATTGCTTGTCTATCGTTTAGTCCACTTCTTTTAACCCAAACACTCAAAGTGCAAGTTTTATTATTTGTAGATGAACTGAATGTTTTATATAAATTTGTACCAGCCATTAGTTAAATTGTCCCCCACCTGTTGCACCGAAGCTAGAAGTCATAGAAAATTCTCTTGTCGTAGTTTGACTTTCTGCGTCAGTAATTCTTAATGTAAACGTATAAGTTGTTGGTGTAGTTGAACTAGCTCCAAAATCGGAAGTAGTCAACGCACCTGTTGATGTATTTAAAGTTACTCCTGCACCTGCAAGTACAGAAGTTGTTTCTGCAAATGCAATTGTACTATCAGAACTTGCTGAAATAGTAGCTAGTGTTCCTGAAAAATTACCTGCAAATGTTCCTAAAGATCCTGCTCCTGTACTAAATGTAGGAGCTGTAGATGCAGTAAGAATTGCGTTTGTACTTCTTGCAGCTCTACCATTCTCTAATTCTATTCTAACATAATAAGTTCCTGATGCTAAAGTAACATTAACTGAAAGTGTAGTAGCATTAGTTAAACTAACTGTATTAGAAGATGTAATAGCACCTGTGTCTGATTTAACAAATTGTACTATTGGTATTCCACTAAAATTTGTACCTGTAATATTTATAGTTGTAGCTGTAGCTGGTGCTATAGTTTGCGAAACATTAGCTACAGTTGGTACTGTTGGTTGAGGTACTTCTGCAAAAGATAAATTTCCTGAACCATCTGTTTTTAAATAATAACCATTTGTTATAGAAGATGGAAGGGTTAAAGTATAACTTTGTGCAGCAGAATGTGGTGGTGATTTAATCTTAACACCATGTGAATTTTGTTCACAATTCAAAATAATTTGTCCTGCAGCTGAAGATCCATCTCCTCTAGCAGTTAAACTATTAGCTTCTACTGTAGCAGTAGTAAGTGTTTTACCTGCCATTGTTGTAGGTAATCTTGCATCATTCAAAGTTCCTGATGAAATGTTAGCAGCGTTAATAGCAGCTACATCAAATGTACCAAAACCAACGATATATAATATATCTCCAGTTGCAGCACCTGATGCTAATACAACTGAAGTTCCACTTGATGCTGTATAATCTGTAGGATCTAAATGTACACCATTAAGATAAACATCTATATATCCTGAATCATAAGCAAGAGTATTTCCATCTGCATCACTACCAGAAAAAGAAGTTTGGTTAGAAGTTGCTACGTATTTAAACCTAGCAGATGTTCCATTTACTGAAGATCCAGCATTTTGCCATCCAGAACCTCCATATACTTTTAAAGTATCTGAACTTGTGTCAAAATATAGGTCTCCAGAATTTAATGAACTTGTGGGAGCCGATGATGCTATTCTATATACTTCTGCAAAGTTGTTAATAGAATTTAAGTTATTTACAGCAGTTGTTACATTTGCTGAGTTTGATGCTAATGTATTTAATCCACTTATTGCTGCAAGTGTATTCATATCAGATACAGTTTGAGAAGTACCCAAAGTATTCATATCTGCTACAGCATCACTTGTTCCAAGTAATCCTATTTGAGTAGCTTTTGCAGCTACAGTTGTTACTTCTGTTGCTTTAGGAATAAGTCTAACAAAAGTGTAAGTGTTTAATGTAGAAGTTGTTTCTACTAAAATTCCAAAACCTGCTGGTAAAGAAGCACTAGCTCCACATCCATTTAATGTAACTGTTGAGTTTCCAACAGTACCATTAGATATAGATACTACTCCTGAACCATTAGCTGTATGTGATGATCCTAATGTAGTAACACTAACAATAGTTCCTGCAGCATTATTTACATCTGGGTTAGCATTAGGAAAACTTGTTTCATTTGCTATTGGAACAAAGCCTCCAACATCATCTACTAAATCTATAATTCTATTATCAATTGCTTGTGTAGTAGCAACATGAGTATCTCCAGATGACCAAGTTACACCTGAAGTAATTGTTTCGTTTGAATCTTGTCTAAAATATCTAGCATCAGAACCAGCTGTAGTTAATACAGTAACTTCGTCTGGTGTATGAGATGCGTGTTCAGAAGCTGTTACTAAAACTGCATCTGCTATTTTAGCAGCAGTTACAGCGTCATCAGCAATTTTTGCTGTAGTAACTTGTGAGTCTGCAATGTGTGCAGTATCAATACTAGCATCTACATAATGTTCTGAATTAATTGAATTGTCAGCTAGTTTAGTGCCATTAACTGCATCAGCAGAAAGATGAGCTGTGTCTATTGAACCATCAACATAATGTTCGCTGTCTATACTATCATTTGCTATTTTAGATCCATTAATTGAATCTGCTTGTATTTTTGCAGTAGATACTGAATCATCAGCTATTTGAGTAGTTCCTATTGAACCACCAGGTATAGATGAATTACTTTTTGAAAGAGCTGCTATGTATACAACTAAAGATTCACTGCTTAAACTTCCTGAATCCCAAGTTACATTAACTGTAGTATTTGATGAAAAAGATGAACTAGCTATTGTTCCATATATTGTACCAGGCGTTGATGCTACTACTTTAATTCTTCTTCCAGCTTCATAAATAGAAGTTACGTTTGCTCCATTAACTGTAAAAGATGTTCCACTTGCATATGCAAATGTATGAGCTCCATCTCCATCTCCATAAATAACCCATTGCGAGTCATTGTACCATTCTCTTATATCAGCAGCAACAGCACGAAAAGCATTGTTGATGTTTGAAGGCAACATTCCTTCAGCAATAGATACACCTCCTACTGATGTATTATTACCTGCTGTACTACTATAATCTTTTATTCCTGCCATTTATTACTCCTAATTCATAAACCAGCTGAATGCTTTATCGCTTTCAGTATTATTTTTGTTAATTAATTCGTTCACACTTTGTTCTAATTGTCTTTGAAAATACTCTTGTGCTTCAAAAGAATACCTTACATTATCTATATCTATTGTATCTGCCATTATCTATATCCTGCTTTAGATGCAACAAGATCTATACCTTGTGCATGATTAAAATTAGTACCTGAAGCTATTTTAACATTTGCTCTTATATATCTTCCTGATTGTCTAACAGGATTAATACCACTATCTACCATAGAAGATGAACTAGATTGAGTTTCTGTGTCTGCTAATCTTTCTCTAGTTTTAACTGTAACAGTTGATACTGCATCTACTATTGGTCTAACTCCTGTGAGATTAGTTCTAGCACCTTTAAATCCTTCAATTTCTGCTGTTTCTATTTCACATTCATTAGAGTTTCCTGAAAAGATTGCAGCTTTAAAATCTTCATTTATTCCACCTAAAAACATTTGTCCACCTGACCAATAATCTGTATCTAATGCAGCATTAATATCTTCAAGATTTTGAGAAATAATATCCATTAGTTCTACAGTAAATGCTCCTACAAATTGTGGGAATATTACACTTGTTTGTGCTTTTGCCAAAGACCATTTTTTAGTAGCATAATTGTAGATTATAATCTTATCACATATTCCACCAGATGCTACTGCATCTTTACTTGGATATGCCCACATAGCTAACTGATTAAATGGATCAGTAGCTGCTTTAATTCTATCTGTATATGCTTTGTTTAAATCTAAATCAAAAAATCTATTTACTTTTTCTACACCAATAGGTGCTACGCTATCACCATTAATTTGATAGAAGCCATCATCTGAATAGAAAAATACATCTCTGTTATCTTGACATACTGTCTGTCCATATACAGCTCCTCTGTTTGGTGATATTACTGATAGCCTAAATACTACTGCTCCACCAACATAATCCATACGAATTATTTGATTTTGTCTAAATACATATCCTACCTCTCCAGAGGTTACATGAACTATTTTACCACCTGATCCAGGTAAGTCTTGGAAGTCAGATTGTTTACCTGACCATGCACTAATATCATTAATACCAGACCAATGTATTCTGTTAGTAGCTGTACTAATGTTTCCACTTACTAAAAAATCTCGAACAACTCCTGTAGTTCTAAATAAAGGTGTAGTACCTGCTGTTTGAATTGCATTAAGATTTGCAAAGTTAGTAGATGTTCCCATTAAATAATATTGAGGTTGATCTACTCCATTACTTGCAATTACATAGTTACCAAATTGTGTAAATGTAATAAAGTCATCTTCATCACCAGTTAATCCTGATTTACGAGATGTAAATGTTCCAGATGCTAATTGATATATATCTGTTTTAGTTGCTACAAAATTATAAATATTGTTAGCATTATCTCTAAATGATCCTGCACCTTTAGCATTTTTTCCAATGTTGTTAGTAGAATATGATACTAATGATGGGAATCTTTTATAAGATCCCAAAGCATGATAAACATTAGTTGCTACGTTAGCACCTTTCATTCCATGTTCTGGTTGATCAGGTAGCCATTCTCCAAAAGGTAATTGCATTATCTAGCCCTATAAAATGATAAGTCGGTTTGCACATCTGTTCTTTGTGATACAGGTGCTCCACCATATGAATCTTGTTTGTCATTATTTTCACATCTTTCCATAGCAGATATATACATTTGTAACCATTGTTGTACTTGGTTAGGATCTATTCCACCTAAAAAATTTGCTGCATGGTATAATGAACCATATAAATATATTGCTGGATGATTTGCTAAAATGTAATTTGATGTATTAGAATCGCTAAGAGCTCCAAAACTTTTATAATATGATAAGTACCCAGTATAAGAAGAATCAGGGGCAGGGCCAAAACGTAAAGCTTCTGTTTCATTATCACTTTCAATTGTATAGACTCTAGGTCTAGCAGTTGTTGAACCAGCTTTAATTTCAAACATATTATGTGGAGTTATGTATTCTAAAACGTATTTAGTACTAGCTGATAATATGTATAAAGATCTTACTGCAATAAAACCAGTTGGAACAGTTTCTGTTTCAGAGTCTATTGTAATAGCATCTATTTGTTCCATCTGTCGTATTCTTAGTTTAGCATTAAAGTCAGCTTCAGTTAGTGCAATAAAATCTGCAATTTGAGTTGTCAAATCAGATCTATTTAACCAATCTGCTATAGATGATTTTAATCCTGAATATGTTGTTAATGCCATTATAAATTTCCTTCAGCTGTTCTAAAATATCTAAACTCATTACTATTAAGTTTAGTTTTCATAATTTTTCTTTGTATATCTTTAGGTAATTGAAACCAGTTGTTAGTTCCATTGTATTCTTTAGCCCATATAGAAAGTATTAAAGGTGGTATACTTGCCACTCTTTTCATTTCTTTAGCAGCAGAAACATAACCACTATCGTGATTATATAATGCTTTGTTTCTTTTTAATAAAGGGTTTACATCTTGAGAGTTATTAATAGTTAATTTACCATCAGACTCTTTGATGTATTTAGTCTTTATTCCAGCATCATATTCAACTGATCTTATTTTACCCATAAATTATTCAGATAATTCTGTAACGTATAAATTTACTGATCCAATTACAGCTACTTTTTCGCCAGGCGAAACTTTAAAACATTCAGAAGATTTAGCTTCTAAAAATATTTTAGTGTTAGTTGCTGTTGGTGCTGTTCCAAATTCAATATGACAATCAGCATCTGGTATTACTCTAATATATTCGATATTAGCACTAAAAGCAGATGAAAGTGCAGACGAACCAGAAGATGTAACCTTTTGTGTAGTTAGAGGTCTCATTGCGTAGTTGCTCCCATACATAGTTTTGTTCCTTATTTGTTTGGGGATGTTGCCACCCCCATAATTAATTATCTTCTTATAACGTAAGTGATTTCCATTTTAGATGCATTTGTAGAACCACCATTAGTGATTGCTTCAATTACAGATCCTTCAAGGACATCATTAGTTGCAGTAGGTTCTACTGAATGTTTTTTTCCTGCAGATCCTGATGCAGCATGACTAATAGCTGCACTAGCACAAGCTACACCATCTATTTCAAAAGTAATAGCTGCTGTTCCTGTAGTAGTTGCTTTGTTGTGTGCAAAAATTTTAATAATTCTTCCACCATCTGGTACATTTACAAATGTTGATGATGCTGTTGATACATCAGGTATAGCTGATGTTAAAAAATAGTCGTTAAGTGTTCTCATTTTGTTCCTTTAATGTTCCGATCCTAACCTATCTCAGATCTTCATTTTTTAGAATCTGCTAGGGGAGCAGATATAAGGTTACTCCCCTAAACAGTTATATTATTATGATGTAGTTAAGTCTGCTACTAAACCAGAAGCTGCTTCGTTTCTAGATTCTAGAGTTGCTTCAACAAGAAGCTGTCTTTTCTCTGAGTCACCAGTCTTAGCAAGTTCATGCATAGAGAAGTCTCTTAAGAACGCAATTCCCCAGTATTCCATGTCTAATACATAAGCGTCTCTATCTCTAGAGAATCTATTAGGTACTACTTGCAATTGACCGAAGTCAGATGCGTACACATCTACTGAAGTGTATAAAGTTGCGTCTGCACCAGCATCAAATCTAGTAGAATTACCAGTAAAACCTGATAATTTTTGTTTGTTGAAAGGGCCGACCATAACCATTGAAGGGTCACCACCAGCATTCCAAACTGATTTAATTACTGATTTTAATTGAGACTCTGTGAAAGCTCTTTGAGTACCATCTGTGTGAGCTGCATTTCCTGCACCTGCACCAGAAGCACCATCAGATGCTAGGTCATCGTTAGTAGTGACCCAAGATCCAAGAGTTCCCATTTTTCTTGCAGTTGATGAGTTTCCACCTACTTCTGCAATATTTCCTGTAATAGTAGCTTCCATATCTCTTTTAAGCTCTTTAGCTCTTTTAGCGATTTGGTATGCTAATTCAGATGCTCTACCTGCTTTGTCTACAGATTCTTGAGTACCAGTAATAACTACAGTTTTATCCATAATTTGTGTACTGTTAGAAAGTCTAGTAGTTGCAGTTGATGCATCTA